CGCCATGCTGGAGGACGGCACGGTCACGGACACGGTGATCGACTACGGCCCGGCGATCTTCACCATCTACGAGCGCCGCGTCGAAGCGGTTGGCCGCCGGACCAACAACGGCTGGGACATCGTCGATCAAGGGCCGGTTACGCTGGGCGTGATCCCGCTGGTCCCCTTTATCACCGGAAAGCGGATCGGCGGCGGCTGGCGCTTTTATCCCCCGCTCCAAGGCGTCGCGGACCTCCAGGTCGAACACTACCAGCAGGAGACGGCGCTCAAGTCGATCAAGGAGCTGACCGCCTTCCCGATGCTGGCCGGAAACGGCGTCCAGCCGGGCATGAGCGCCGGCAAGGTCCAAGCCGTCCCGGTCGGCCCGCGCGCCGTCCTCTACGCCCCGCCAAACGGCGAGAACGGAAACCACGGCGAGTGGTCGTTCATCGAGCCCTCGTCGGAAAGCCTGCGGTTCCTTGCCGAAGAGGTGAAGGCAACCGAGGCGCAGATGCGCGAGCTCGGCCGCCAACCGCTCTCCGTCTCGGCGGGGATCACCGTCGTCGCCGCGGCGTTCGCGTCGCAGAAGGCGACCTCCGTCCTTCAAGCCTGGGCTCTGGGCCTCAAGGACTGCCTCGAACAATGCCTGAAACTGACCGCCGACTGGCTGAACCTCGGCCTTGAGCCGGAGATAAGCTGGAACCTCGACGACCTCGACCTGACCGACGACGACAAGGGGCCGACCTCGATCATGGAGGCCCGCAAGAACGGCGACCTCTCGCGCGAGACGGTCTGGGCCGAGTTCCGCCGCCGTGGCGTTCTCGCCGCCGACTTTGACCCCGACGCCGAAGCCGACCGCCTGGAGGCGGAAATGCCCGGCGACGACGAAGAGTCGGACCTCATGGCCGCGGCGGGAGCGGTCGAGTGATCCACCCGCTCGCTCACGTTCAGGGCGCGTTCCTGGGCGAGGGCGTGACCGTTTGGCAGTTCGCGAGCGTGACCGGCGGGACCATCCTCGGAGCCGGCTGTTCGGTCTCCCCTTTCGCCATGCTCCACGGGCCGAAGCTCGGCCGGCGCTGCGTGATCTCCGGCGGCGTGATGATGGGGCCGGGATTCGTCATCGGCGACGACTGCTTCATCGGCCCGAACGTCACGCTCTGCAACGATATGTGGCCGAGCGCGGACAAGGCGGGCCTTGACCTCGACGCCCTTCGCTCCGGCGAGTTCGTCACGGTTCGGGTCGGGAACCGGGTCTGTATCGGTGCCGGCGCGGTGATCCTGCCCGGGGTAACGATTGGAGACGATGCGGTCGTCGCGGCTGGAGCCGTGGTCGGTCGTGACGTTCCCGCCGGCATGGTCTGGCTGCGGAACGGGAAGACGATGGTCAAGCCCGCGAATCCGAAGCGGATGCGCCCGGTCCGGCCATGACCAACCTCTGGCCGGAGCAACAAGGCGAGCCGGTCCTGACCGTCGCCACGCTCTTTTGGCAAGCCAACGAAAAGGGCCAGTCGTTCTCGTCGATGTACGATGAAGGCTGGGTCGAGAAGCTCTATCGCGGGTTCTCCCGTAACCTGACGGTCCCCTTCCGGTTCGTCTGCTACACCGACCGGCCCCGGTCATTCATCGAGCCTATCGCGCAGCGCCAGATCAGGTCCGCGCGGCCGGGCTATGCCGACTGCATCCAACCCTACGAGATCGAGGGGCCGATGATCCTCGTCGGCCTCGATACGATCGTCTGTGGCGATTGCGACGGCCTGGCCGACTATTGCGTCGACGCCGACCGGATCGCCCTCCCGCGTGACCCCTACAACCTCGCCCAGGCCTGCAACGGCGTCGCCCTGATCCCCCCGGGCTGGACAAAGATTGGCCGGGAACATCGCGGCGAGAACGACATGGAGTGGGTTCGCCGCTTCCCCCACGCCTATCTCGACGACGCCTTCCCCGGGCAGGTGGTCAGCTTCAAGGGCCACGTTGAAAAGCACGGGGTCGGGGACGCGCGGATCGTCTATTTCCACGGCGAGAGGAAGCCCCACCAGCTTGCCGATCATCCGCTGGTCAAGGAGCACTGGCTTTGAAAGCCCTTGTCCTCGGCGGTGCCGCGACCCTCTGGCGTGACGTTGCCGGGGCGCTCGACCTTGGCCGGTTCGATCTCGTCGTCGCCTGCAATGACGCCGCGGCGGTCTGGCCCGGCCGGCTAGATGCCGCGGTTTCGCTTCACCCCGAGAAATACGGGATCTGGATGGGCCGCCGCAACAAGGCCGGACACCCCGCCCCGGGCCGCCTTGTCGGGCATCTTGAGGCCGGGAAAAGCACCGTCCGCCTCCCGGACCTCCCGATCGAGTTCGCGGAGTGGAAGTTCGAGGGCCAGCCGGATAGCGGATCGTCGGGGCTCTTCGCCCTCAGATACGCCCTCGAAACCCTTGGCGCTGACCGGGCCGTCCTTTGCGGTGTGCCGATGCACGACGACGCCGCCCACTTCTTCGACGCGACGCCCTGGGGTGCCGCTGCCGCCCATCGCCGGGGCTTCAATCAGGCGCGGCCGGCGATTGGAGACCGGGCAAGATCAATGTCGGGCTGGTCCGCGGACTTGCTGGGTCAGCCGACGAAGGAATGGCTGGCGGGGTGATCCCGTCGCCGAACCCCGCGCGGGAAGCGCAACGATAGCAGCAAGGGAATTGCAATGCTGAAGGCCGTAGTCGAAAAGATCGAGGACGCCCCGGAGACGGTTCGCTCCTTCTACAAGCCCCGCGAGGACGGGAAGTTCGTCCTCTCGGTCGAAGAGTCGGACGGATATGCGCTCGAGAATATCTCCGGCCTCAAGTCCGCGCTCGGCAAGGAGCGCAGCACGCGCGAGCAGCTGGAGCGCGACGTCATCCGGTTCAAGGACATCGACCCGGACAAGGCCCGCGAAGCCCTCGCCAAGTGGGAAGAGTTCCAGACGATCGACCCCGCCAAGGAGGCGGACAAGATCGCGGACACGAAATTCAACGCCGCCAAGGACCAACTGGTCAAGCGGCACGGCGAAGAGCTCAAGGGCCGCGACGACCGCATCGCCCGCCTGACCGGTGCCGTGGACGGCCTGACCCGCAAGCAACAGGCCACCGCCGCTATCGCCGAGGCCAAGGGCGCGGTCGAGCTGCTCCTCCCCCATGTTCTGGCCCATACGAAGGTCAAGGAGACCGAGGCGGGCGATTTCCTGCCCCAGGTCGTCGATGCGGCCGGCGAGGTCCGGTTCAACAGCGCGGGCGAGCCCATGACGGTCAAGGAACTGGTCGCCGAGATGCGCGCCTCCGACTCCTTCTCCCGCGCCTTCGACGGCGACGGCCAGTCGGGAAGCGGCAAGCAGCCCGACAAGATCGGCGGAACCACCAAGGCAGACGTCGGGGGCGACAAAGCCGCGCGCACCGCCCACTTCGCCAAAAAGTTCAACCTGCCCCGATAGGGCCGCCAGACACAATCCGCCGGGCCTCGGGATGAGGGCGGCTCAACACCGGGCGGGATTGCCCGAACACCCCTTCAAAAAACCCCCTCATCCTGAAAGCGAGAACACCAAATGGCCCTGACCCACATGAAGGTCTTTAACGACTTCATCCAGCCGGCGATCATCGAGACGCTGGCCCAGCGCGTCGCCCTCTTCAACGAGGCCTCGCGCGGCTCCATCCGCCTGACCACGGAAGGTTTCACGGGCGACTTCCTCCAGGAGTCGTTCTTCGCGTCGATCCACACCGCCCAGCGCCGCGTGGACCGCTACGCCTCGAACGCCGCCGCCTCGTCCACCAACCTCTCCCAGCTCCAGCACAACGGCGTCAAGGTGGCCGGCGGCTTCGGCCCGATCGTCTTCGAGCCGTCGCAACTCAGCTGGCTGGAGAAGCCGACCGCGGAGGGCATCGAGGTGATCTCGCGCAACTTCGCCGAGGCCATGCTCTCCGACCAGCTGAACTCCGCCATCGCCGCCCTGGTCGCCGCGATCGAGAACCAGTCCGCCGCCAAATATGACGGCATCGCGGACGCGTCCCCGAACGTCGGCATCAGCTACGCCACTCTGAACAAGGCCCATGCCAAGTTCGGCGATCGCTCCGGCGATCTGGTCGCGTCGATCATGACCGGCTCGGTGGCGCACAAGCTGGTCGGCCAGAACCTGACCAACGGCGTCCACCTGTTCCAAGCGGGCAACGTCACCGTGCTGGACATCCTCGGCAAGGCGGTCATCGTGACCGACGCGCCGGCCCTGTACCAGGACGCCTCGCCGCTCGACAAGGAGAAGGTCCTCTCGCTCGTCGAGGGTGCCGCGACGGTCTATGACGGCGGGGACATGATCTCCAACATCCAGACCAACAACGGCAAGATCCGCATCGAGACCACGATGCAGGTGGACTACACCTTCGGCCTGGCCCTCAAGGGCTACGCCTGGGACGTCACCAACGGCGGCAAGTCGCCGACCGACGCCGAACTGGCCACCGGTTCCAACTGGGACAAGGTCGCCACGTCGATCAAGGACACCGCGGGCGTCATCGCCATCGGTGACGCGACCGTCGCCTAAAGGGTTAGCGGGGGGTGGGAAACCACCTCCCGCGCTCTCTGCTCAAGGAGCAAACCATGGTCGATCTGATCTATTCGCAACAGTCCTCGGACTTCGACAAGTCCAAGGCCTACGCGAACCCCCGCTTTTTCACCACGCCGCGCCAAGACGTCGGCCGGGTCTTCATCGTCGGCGATTGGCCCGAGATCGTCGCCGCCTATGAAGCCCTCGGTGTTCCCGTTGAGCGCCTCGACGAGGCCCCCAAGGCCCCGCCCCCGCCCAGCGCGGAATGTCCGCCGGAACTGACCGAGCGGATCAAGCGCACGTTCCCGGCCAAGCGCGCCCGCAAGCCCAAGGAATAGCCGCATGGCCCTGACCACCACGCCCGGCTCGGCAACCGCGGACAGCTTCGCGACGCTGGCCGCCTGTGATGCCTACTGCGAGGCGCAAGGGCTCACGGACTGGACCTCGGTGGCCGATAGCCCCGCCGCCCCCAAGGAGGCCGCGCTAAGACGCGCCACGGCGTTCCTTTCGTCCGCCTTTACGTGGAAGGGCACCCGCACGAACGGGCGCTCCCAGGCCCTCGCATGGCCCCGCACGGACGTAGAGGACGGCGAAGGCGAGGCCGTGGCCTCGGACGCCATCCCGGTCGAGATCGTCCAGGCGACTTGCCTCGTCGCCGCCAAGGAAGTCGCGAGCCCGGGCTATATGAACCCCGCCGTCGTTCTGGCCGACCGGGTCAAGCGCGAGCGGGTCGGACCGATCGAGGTCGAGTATCTCGGCGGGGCGATGACCCCGGAGGCCTCGCGCCCGATCCTGATGCAGGTCGATGACCTCGTCTCCGGGCTTGTCGCGGCCGGCAACGGCGGCGGACTCGCCGGGTCGGCGGTTCGGTCGTGACCTTCGACTATAGCCGCACGATCGGCACCGCGGACCGCATGATCGAGCGGTTTGGCGTTGCCGGGACGCTGCGGCGCAGGACCACAACCGGGCCGGAATACGACCCGACCGAAGGCGACCCGGTCAACCACGCCTGTCGCTTCGTCGTCTCGGACTATTCGGCCACGGAGATCGACGGGACGCGGGTTCTGGCGACCGACAAGAAGGTGATGCTGGCCAAGGGCTCTCTCACGGTCGAGCCTCGGCTCTCGGACCTTCTGGTCGATGCCGCATCTTCAAGCTATAAGATCGTCGCGATCAATCCGCTCCAGCCGGGGCCGGACACCGTCATGTGGGAGCTTCAGGTCCGCCGTTGACCGACATCAAGGCATCTGCCGCGCTCGCCGCTGCGGCGTGGAAGGACTTGAACGCCAAGACGCTCGCCTATCAGGCCGCGCTCTTGCGGGGCGACGAGTCGGGCGCGGAAGCCATCCGCCGGGAGGCCCACGATATGCTGGACAACCACATGGACCTGACGGCCTCCGTCACCCGCGCGACCCTGGACATCATCGGCCGCTAGATGGCCTCCCTCTATGAGACCCTAACCGAACGCTACGGGCGGGAGGCGGCGGAGGCATTTTTTCGCGCCCTCGACGACATTCGCAGGCGGGCGGAACTTGGCCGGCTGACGGCGGCGATCGAGGCGCGGCAGATCGAGGAGGCGTTGAACGCCCTCCATCTTGACGCCGCGGCCTTCGAGGAACTGGCCGAAATCCTGCGCCAAGCCCAAGCGGCGAGCGGCAAGGCCGAGGTCGAGCGGTTCCCACGACGAGATGCACAAGGCGACGCCCTGATCGTCCGGTTCTCGGCCCGCAACCCGGAAGCCGAGCGGTGGATCGCCGAGCGCGCCGGCCAACTGATCACCCGGATTACGAACGACCAACGCGAGGCGGTGCGCGCCAGCCTTCGGGATAGCTTCGAGGCGGGCGTAAACCCTCGCACGGCGGCGCTCCGCATCGTCGGGACCATTGACCGGGCGACCGGGAAGCGCGTCGGCGGCATCATCGGCCTGACTTCCGGCCAGGAAGGTTACGTCCGCAACGCGCGGGCCGAGCTTCAATCCGGCGACCCCGCCCGGTTGCAGGCCTATCTGGGCCGGGCGCGTCGGGACAAGCGGTTCGACCGGACCATTCAACGGGCGATCCGCGAGGAAACCCCGGTCCCGGCGGCGACGATCGGGAAGGCCCTTGTCGCCTACGAGCGCCGGCTCCTCCAACTCCGGGGCGAGACGATCGGCCGGGTCGAGGCCATGTCGGCGATTCAAGCCGCGCGGCATGAGGCCTATCGCCAAGCGATCGAGAGCGGCCAGATCGCGGCCAACGCGGTCACGAAGGTCTGGCGCTCGGCCGGCGACTTGCGGGTCCGTCACACCCATCGCGCCCTCAACGGCGAGAGCGTGCGGTTCCGGGAGGACTTCGTCTCCCCCTCCGGTGCCCGGATGCGTTTCCCGATGGATACCGCGCTCGGAGCCGGGGCTGACGAGATCATTAACTGTCGCTGCGACTGCGAATATCGCATCGACTTCCTCGCCAACATCCGATGACCCAAGGCCGCTTCGCCGCCGACGTCAGCGCCTGGGCGGCGAAGACCAAAGAGCGGATGGACGCGGTTCATCGCGAGAGCGCCCAGCGGATCGTCGGCGTCATGCAGACGCCTCGCGCGGCCGGCGGCAATCTAAGGGTGGACACCGGCTTCCTTCGCGCCTCGCTGGTCGCGACGACGACGGGCGTCCTACCCCCGACGACCGGCAAGCCCGACGAGGCCGGGGCCTTCTCCTACAACGCCGGGACGATCAATCTCGTCATTGCCGGGGCGGACATCAAAGACCCGATAACGGTCGTCTATACGGCCAACTATGCCCGCGCTCGGGAGTACGGGGCGCGAGGCCAGCCGGGGGATCGGTGGGTCTCTCTCGCGGCCCAGCAATGGCAGCGCGTCGTCTCAGAAGTCGTAACCGAGGCCAAGGCCCGGGCCGGAGGGTAAAGCATGGCGGATCCGGCGGAAATTGCCTCGGCCCTCTTCGCCCGGTGCGCCACGATCTCGACGGGATCGCCCACCCTCCCGGTTGCCTATCCCGAATCCGCCGCGACGTTCACACCCCCGGCAGACGGGAAATATCTGGAGGTCGCGTTCTTCTCCAACCGTCCCGCATGGGAAGGGCTTGCGTCCGGCCGCATGGACCAGGGCTTGCTCCAGGTCACCGTCGTTTGGCCCAAGAACAAGGGTGTCGTCGGCCCGTCGCGTCACGCGGCGTCGGTGCTGGCGCACTTCCCCAAAGGGCTCGCCTTGGCCGATGGTGTGCGCGTCTCCGGCCAGCCCTACGCGTCCTCGCCGCTGATCGAGGCGTCGGACGTTCGAGTTCCCGTCACTATTCCGTGGATTGCCGTCTAGGCCCCACGGCCTCGCCCCGCCGCCGAGATGGGCTCCGGCTTCATTCATCCTGACTGAAAGGAGCCATCCCCATGGCCATCCACCAAGGTATTGGCACGACCGTCTCTGTCGCGGCTGCTGTCACCGAGACCAACCGCACGGCCTCGGCATACGTCTCCCTCTCTTACACCGCGATCGGGCAGCTGGAGACCTTCTCCGACCATGGCCCGGAGGGCGCGGTGCAGAGCTTCACCCCGCTCTCGACCGGCCTGACCCGGCAGCTCAAGGGCGCGTCAAACCCGGGAAACATCACGATCACCTGTGCGGACGACCCGCTCGACACCGGCCAGATCGCAATGATCGCCGCCGCGGCCACCCGCCGGCTGTACCCCATGAAGATCGTGGCCGCAGACGGCGCGGACTCCAACGACACCGACACGGCCGTCTATTTTGGCGTCCGGGTTCTCTCGGCCAAGGCCGCCCGCGGTGCCGATGGCGTGTCCAAGCGCGTGTTCGTTTGCGCGATCGACACCGCCGAGCATGAAGTGCGCTCGGTCGCGGTCTCCGGCGGCTCCTAAGACCGCCCGACCAGAACAACCTCTCCCCCCAAACTCTAGCGCCGCGGGTCGCGCCCCGGCGTCCTTTTGACAGGACACAGCATGGACCTCTCCAACCTCGACACGGCCGACCTTGCCAACCAGGGCGCGGTGATGGAGCTTCGCGGCCCAAACGGTGCCCCGGTGCTTCAAGACGACGAGACGCCGGTCAGCCTTTCGCTGCTCGGGGCCGACTCCAACGCCCTCGTCCGCCTCTCCAACGCCCAGACCAACAGCTACCTCAAACAGGGCCAGCTCAAGGTCACGGCGGAGGGGGCGAAGGCCAACGAGCTGGACTATCTCGCCAAGGCCACGGTCGGCTGGTCCGGGATCAAGGTCGATGGAGAGGATCTGGACTGCACCGAGGAGAACGCCAAGGCGCTCTATCGCCGGTTCCCCTGGATTGCCGATCAGGCCCGGGCGTTCATCGCCGACCGCGCCCATTTTATGAAGGCCTCGCCGACGACCTGATCGCCTTCGCCGAGGCCGTCTATCGGAACGCTGCGGTCCTCCCGGACTTCCCCGACCCCCTCGCGCCGGTCTGGGCCGCCTTTGTCGATCTCGCCGCAACCCGTCAATCGGGCATGGCGGCCAACCCGATCAGCTACCTTGAGATCGAGGCCTATCGCCGCCTGACCCTGACCGACCTCTCGGCCTGGGACGTGCGGCTGATCAATCGCCTCGACCGCGCCGTCCTGCCGATCCTCAACCCCGCACCGACGTCAAATACCGTCTCCGCAAGGGACGGAAAGGGCGTGCTTTCGATGATCCGAGGGCAGGCCGCGAGGCACAAGCCCGCCAACCCATAGGAGGCCGCCCTGACCGACCTGGCCACCCTTGGACTTCGCATCACTTCGGACCAGGCCGAGCTTGCCGAAGACCGCCTCGACGGGCTGGCGAGCGCGGCTGTCCGGGCCGAGAATGCGACCGACAATCTGGCCATGGCCGCAAGGCAAGCGAACGGCGCGACCGGGACCATGAACGTCGCCTTGCGTCAGCAAGCGGCGGTCCTCTCGAGCGCCCGGGGCGCGATGGGCCTGACCGCGACCGAGGGCCTCAACCTCTCGCGCCAGTTCACCGACATTGGCGTGACCGCGGCCATGGGCATGAACCCGCTGATGATCGCGATTCAGCAAGGGCCGCAAATCCTGGACACGTTCCAGATGGCGGCCCAGCGGACGGGGACGAGCGTCAAGGCGGTCATGCTCCAGGCCGGCGCGGCTATCTGGACCGCAATGGCTCCCCTCCTGCCGTTTATCGCGGCGGCTGCGGCTGCTGCGGCGGTTGTCGGCGGCTCTCTGGCCCTCGCGACCCGGGCCATGAACGAAGAGGCGGGCGACCTTACCAAAGGACTGGGGCTGACGGCCGACCAGCTGGAAAACGTCCAGAACAAGGGCGTGACGATGGGCGACGTCGTCGTCGGCTCGCTCCGCTATTTGCAGGACGTCATCTGGGACCAGATCGGGCCGAGCGTCACGAAGATCGGGGACTGGTTCTCCCAAGCGATGGACGTGGCCACCCGCGCGCTGGTCTCGGCGACGAAGGCCATCACAGGCGGGTTTATCGGCTCATTCAGGGCCATCCGTGCGGTCTGGGGTCAACTCCCCGCCGTGATCGGTGATCTCGCCGTAGGGGCCGCAAACGCGACAATCCGGGCCGTCGAAGGAATGATCAACGGCGCGGTGCGCGGGATCAATACCGTTCTCGCGGCGGCTCGCGCCTTGGGGGCGATCAATCCGGCGTTTCGCTCGGCGAACCAGATTTCCGATTTCACGCTGGTCGATCTGACCGAAATGAACAACCCGAACGCCGGAGCCGCCCGCGCGGCCGGGCGCACCATGGCGGCCGAGTACGCCGCCGGCATGGCGGACGGCGCGTCGATGGTGGACCGCCAGCTTGCGGCCCTCGGAGCCTCTATCCGTGGAGCCGCCGAGCGGCGCATCCTCCGCGAGGCCGGAGAGGGCGAAGAAAGCGCGAACCGAGGCGGCGCTGGGCGTCAAGCCCGCGAGGTTGCCCAGGTCATGGCGCAAGTCTCCAACGTCAACCTCCAGCCGCTCAATGCCGTGGTGGAAATGGTCAACCCGCTCCGCACGGTCGCCGACGAGATGCGCCTGATCGACACCTTGGCGCAGGACACGGCCCGGGGGTTGGCCTCGGCGTTCGGCGAAAGCGGCCGGGCGCTCGGCGACCTACTGACGGTGATGTCGGGCTATCAGTCCCGCATGGCCGAGATCAGCCTGGCGGAGAGCGAGTTCCGCCTTAGCGGCGCGCAAGCCGACCGCGAACGGGCGATGGCCCAGGTCCAGAACTACGGCGATATGCTCGGCGCGGCCAAGGGCTTCTTCAAGGAGGGCTCGGACGGCTACAAGGCCCTGCAAGCCGCCGAACAGGCCTATCGGGTGTTCCAGTTCGCCATGATGATCCAGTCGATGGTCATGGGCGGAACCGAGACGGCGGCCACGGTCGGACAGAACGCCATCAAGGCGGCCTCCCACGGCGTTGTCGCGGTTGCCCGGGCCATTGCGTCCCTGCCCTTCCCGTTCAACATCGCGGCCGGGGCGGCGACTATTGCGGCGCTCGCGGCTATCGGGGTGCGGGTGGCCGGAGGCGGTAGCGGCGGCGGTCGAGTGGCCGGCACCGGGACCGGGTTCGACGCCGGATCGGTAGATCAGGCGCGGGGCCAAGCCCAGAGCGCGCAGTCCGGCCGGACGTCCTTCGCCGGATCCGTCGCGCAAAGCGTCCGGGTCGTCGTGACCGCGGACCGCGACGGACTCAACGCCTATGTGGCGGACACGGCCCGAAGCGAAGCCGCTGGCGTTGCCGGCCCCATGGTCGCCAACAGCGAGCGCCGCATGGCCAAGGCGCTGCCGGCGCAAGTCAACCGGGGCATTGCCCGAGGGTCGATTGGTGAGCCTGTGTGGGGTGCCGGATGAGCCTGTATGTCTGGCCCTCGTTGCTGATCCCCGAGAACCAGCAATGGACGCCCTCCAACGGGGCCGCGCGTGACGGCGGCCGGACCCTTGCCGGGACGCGCCGAATGGCCTCTTGGGCAGCGGGCGGGGCCTGGAGCGCCATGTTCGAGAACGTCGCGCTCTCGACCGCCGACGAAATCCTGACCGCCCAAGCACTCGACGCCCTGCTAAACGGCGGGGCCGAGCCGATTGTCGTCCCGCGCCGCCCCGGCGATCAGGCTCCCGGGGTTGTGGCTTATGTCCCGTTCTCCGACGACTCCACCTTCTCCGATGGGACAGAGTTCGCCAGCGAGGGGCCGTATGGCGTGCTGGACGGGGCGGTCGCCGCCTACGACACCGAAATCGCGTTCACATGGCCGGGCGAAGCCTTGCGGGGTGGCGAGGACTTCAGCCTGGAGACCGAAGACGGTCCGAACCTCCACCGGATCGCGCGGTTCACCTCAATCGAGGCCATATCGGGCGGGTTCTCATACGTTGCCCAGATCAGGACGCCGGCCCGGACGAGCCACCTCTCTGGGGCCGAGATGAACTTCGTCAATCCGAAGTGCACCATGCACATGACCAACGCGAAGGAGCTGTCCGCCATGCTCCAGATCAATCGCTGGGGCTTCTTCAACGCTCAGTTCGTGGAAGCCTGATGTCGGTCGTTCGCCCCGCTCTCTTCCTTTACGTGGAGACCACGCCTCCGATCCGGGTCTGGACCGGCCCGACCAATCGACCGATGCCGGCCGATGATGTGGACCTCGAGGGCGGGGAATAT